ACTTCAGTAATATCTGTTTCCAAGACTATGAATAAGAAGTTCTTAGAAAAGTAATGTTTAAATGGTTATTGTCAAAATGGTATAAACATAGTCCAACCTGTAATTGTGGTTGGGCTATGAAACCATTTGAAAAAAAACATTTTGAGTTATATTGGAAATGTGTTTGGCCACAATGTAGTTGGGAAACATATCAAGGTTCTAATGGTAAATTACATTGGTTCAAATAAATTTAAAAAAAGTGAAAATAATGCTTGACCCGTATAGGCTTTTTTTTGTAGCTTAGGGTATAAATAATGAGGTATAAATAATGAATTGGAAACTAATAGGAACAAGAGTTGCGGAATTTTTGACTCTTCTATGGATATTTTTCGTGTTTACATTTTTAATGATATTAGGTAATATATAAAAAAAATGAAAAAAAGTGAAAATAATGCTTGTTTTATTGCAAAATTATTCGTAGCTTTATGTATGAATTATGAGACTTTAACAATCAACTCAATTAAAAAAGGAGAAAAATAATATGAGTAACATTGTTGTAAAAATAGAAAAAAGTGGTAATAGGTATAATGCTTGGGATGCCGATGGTAATAAATTCACGTCCCAAATTACCACAGGTGCTCGTAAGAGGGCATATGAAAATGGTACGGCTCTTGAACAAAGAGTCAATAAGGCTGGTAAAAACTATTGGTGGGCAGTTCCGATGTCTGTCTTTGAGTCTACAAGTGCTCCAGTCTTCGATACATCTTCAGTAGAGGTTCCTGAAGACCATGCTGAAATTCTTAACTTTATCCACGATTCTTATAAACTAAAACCTAAAGGTTTGGTGATGAAAGAATTGAAGTGGAAATATCTTATTAGGTCTGCTGTCAGAGGTAAGAATATTCTTATGACTGGCCCAGCTGGTTGTGGTAAAACAATGGCGGCTAAGTCATTGGTCAATTCACTTGACAGACCAGACTTCTACTTTAACTTGGGTGCTACTCAAGACCCAAGAGCTACTCTGATTGGTAACGTCCACTTCGACAAGAAGAAAGGTACTTACTTTTCAGAATCTTTATTCGTCAAGGCTATTCAGACACCGAATGCCGTTATTCTACTTGACGAGTTATCAAGGGCTCATCCAGATGCTTGGAATATTCTGATGACTGTTCTTGATAGTGGACAAAGATATCTCAGACTTGACGAATCGAATGGTCAAGAGACTATCAACGTCGCCGAGGGAGTTACTTTTGTTGCGACCGCTAACATTGGTAATGAGTATACTTCAACTCGTGTAATGGACAAGGCTTTGATGGATAGATTCATTATTGTTGAGATGGACGTTTTAACTGATGACGAAGAGTTTGGACTACTTCAGTATATGTTCCCTAACGTTGATCCTGAATTATTGAAGGCTGTGTCTGAGATATCTCACACCACAAGAATGGAGTCTAAGTCCGATAATGGTAAGTTGACTAATGGTATTTCTACCAGAACTTCTGTCGAGATGAGTGGACTACTCTATGATGGTTTTGGTCTTGATGAGGCGGCTGAGGTGTGTGTCTATCCTCAGTTCATGGATGATGGTGGTATGGATTCCGAGAGAACTTTCATCAAACAATTGGTTCAGAAGTATATTTCTGATGGTTCTTCAGAAGATTTATTCAATGAGGAAGTGGGAAGTGACGGTGTGAGTTAATCTCACACCCGAACTCGTGGGGGGCAGTTTCTCCTTTTTCTGTCCCCCTTTTTTAATTTTAAATAGGAAAAGATATGAAAATAGGTATTGACGTAGATGGTGTTTTAAGAGATTTTCAAACAGCTCTACTAAGTAGGATAAGAAAAACTTATCCACATTATATTGAAAAAGAATTTGATAAGATTCCATCGTGGAAGATGGAAGATTGTTTTAATGCTACTAAAGAGGAATTACAACAAATTTATTGGCATGATTATTGTGATGAAATTATGGGTAACGGGCCATCCATAAAAGAAAACGTAGATTTCCTCAGAGATAAACTTAATAGTAAACGTGACTATTCTATAGTATGTGTTACATCACAAAAACCACATGCTAGACATTTTACTTTAAAGTGGTTAGGTAATCAACAACTTAACTTTGATGAGGTTTATTTTAAGAAGGGTAGACAAAAATGGAAGGTTCCTGTTGATTGGTTAGTTGATGATTCGCCTTCTAACTATGAGGCTTGGATTGAAAATAAAAAAGATTGTAATTACATACTTTTAGATACTATATATAATAGAGGTATTAATCCTATGTATCGAGTTAAAAATCTCAAAGATGCATTTAGTAAAATGGAGTTATAATGAAAGTGATAAAAGATTCAAAGACAAAAAAAGAAGTAAATTCTTATTTAACAGGAGACGGTGGTGACATCGTAACACTAATGGAAAAAGAGTGGCCAGAGATGACTGCTGAGTTTCGTAGGTTACAAAGAGAACAATATGAATTGTTCTTACATAAACAACATGATTACGGGCCAGGTAATATTTCAGTAGGTACACAACTTCAGACCGAAGAAGAAATTCAATTATCACTTACGGGTCTTTGGTTTAGGATGAACGATAAGATACAGAGACTTAAGACTATGTTAATGACCAAGAGAGAGTCTGCTGTTGATGAACCAATGGAAGATGCTTATCTTGATGTTTCTAATTATGGTATAATGGCAACTATAGTGAAGAACGGCAAATGGGGAAAGTAAATGAAAGAAATAATCGAAAGGGTTTTAGAAAGGTTTAGTGACCAGACTAACTTAGGTTCAAAGGCTGCAAGAGAACGTATATCTTCTGAAATAGAAGCAGTGTTGGCAGGTGGGACAAGTGAAGAAGAAAATGATTGGATTTGTGAACATTGTGAAGAAGATACTTCTAATGTAGAGTATGATTATATTGGACATGGTACTAATCATCTACAATGTGATTTATCATATGCACGTGAGGCTGAGGAATGTAGTACACAACATTCTGCTTTATATCCATGGCATAAAGACGAAACAAAACACTTTGCAGATGGATTTCACGAGGGTAGATGGGAAGAAGATGTTAGTGTATTATCTGAACAAATAATTGATAATGTTTCAGGACAATATGAAATGTTTCCTGAACTACAAAAATATATTTATGAAAGTCCTGATGGTGGTAAAACAATATACAAGAGACCATTTGGAGATTATAAAAATGAAAACAGAGTAAAGTTAAGTAAAGAGGAATGGGAGAATGAAAAAAACAGAATGGTCTGAGTTTGATAAGTACACAGTCATGGCAGACAAATCAAATAGAGTTAAATTAGGATATCAACATTTTTTAACGTTCAAAATTGTTATGGAAAAAATTAGGTCAATGTTAAAGTCACCTCAAGGTGGTTCATTTAATTTGATTGGTGATACTTATATAAAAACACCTACACATGATGAGGTCATGAAATGTATAGATGCAGTTGATGATTGTAGATATCATGATTTAATAACACACGTTGCACACAGAATGAATATGTCTTATATGTTGAGTGCTTCTTAGGAGATTTGATATGGGTAAACAAGTAAAAAAACATGGTTATAGTTGTAAGTTGGTAAGGGTTGTCGATGGAGACACTTGTGATGCTATGATTGATTTAGGGTTTGATGTTTGGGTAAAAAACAGAATCAGATTCTATGGAGTTGATACTTGGGAATCAAGGACGAGAGATTTAGCTGAAAAAGAAAAAGGTTTAGCTGCTAAGGCCTATGTAAAAGACCTTTTAGAAAATTCAGATGATGGTAAGTTTAGTATAATTTCACATGGTAAAGGTAAGTATGGTCGTGTACTTGGAGAGATATTTGTAAAGGGACATGATAAGTCTGTTAATGAATTACTAAAAGAAAACGGACATGCTTATGAATATCATGGGGAAAAGAAAAAAATATTTGGAAGTTAGATAAGGCAAAGGTTATAATTGAAGTATTTAGTTTTAAAGAATCACATGACTCCTGATGGTGTGCTGTATCAAAATGAAGTTGTAAAAGAACACTCTGAAGTACAAGCAAAAAATCACATAAGAGTCAAAGATAGCATGGGAAGAATTTGGACAGTTCCAAAAAATATTTTAAAAAAGAAAAATTAAATTACATTTTAGTGCGGTTAGACACTATATATAGATGTATCAAGAATGATACAATAAATGACAAATGAAACATAATAAAATAAGGATAAGCTAATGGATATTAATGCAATTAGAAAGCGATTAAATCAGTTACAAACCACAAATACCAGAACTTCCAATCTTTGGAAGCCACAACCTGGTAAAACTCAAATCAGAATAGTACCAAATAAATCAAATACAGACATTCCATTTATAGAATTGTTTTTTCATTATGATTTAGGCGGGAAATCTTATTTATCACCTATCTCTTTCGGTAGACCAGACCCTATTGAGGAATTTGCAAACAAACTCAAGTCAAGTGGTAATCGTGAGGATTGGAGACTCGGTAAAAAGTTAGAAGCCAAAATGAGAACTTTCGCACCTGTGATTGTTCGTGGTGAAGAAAACGAGGGTGTAAAGTATTGGGGATTTGGTAAAACAGTTTACCAAGAACTTCTATCTATCATCGCCGATCCAGATTATGGTGATATATCCGATCCTGTTAGTGGACGTGACGTTGTAGTCGAATTCAAAACAGCAGAGGAAGTTGGAGCTTCTTTTCCAAAAACTACTATCCGAGTAAAACCTAATCAAACTGCTCTATCTGATGATAAGATTCAGTTAGAAAACTTTTTGAGTAATCAGAAAGACATCAATGAGATTTATC